ATTACATGTCTTACTGTTACTAATTTTATTCGGAACTTGGACTTTTCGTTTATTTAAAGTTCAGTAATCTCACAGGCTGTAGTAGAGATAGAGCGAAATTACTCCCAACTAACCTGAAAGGAGAATTAGCTTATGTCTCAGTTAACGGCAAAAGAACTGTCATCTGTACAAAAAGTTTGTCGCAAAGGTCTGTCAGTACTAACCTCAGCTCAGTTAGCTGATTTGGATAAGTACTTGGCGAAACCCAAGAAATCATTCGACAATCATGTTTGGGATGGCGAACTTGTGCAGGCGTGGCGTGACGTGTTTCGCGAGAATCCAAACGTTCTCAACGCCCTAGAATCTTCCATTCAAGATTCGAACTGTACTAAATCATTTTACGATGTAGATAATACGTTTAATCAGTTCCATGCTTTCCAAGAAGCTGAACCTGAAAACGGGCTACACTACATCAACGTGCGTGCTGCTTGCGCCGTGGTGAAGGAAATGCTTCATCTAGAACATCTCGAACCTATCATTGTGAGGACAGAGGAGGATGTTTTTGAAGTATGGTCTAATCCGAAGGCAAGCGCGGGTGCTGTCAATATTGGCAGCTCAAAGAAGGAGTCCATTAAGCAGTGCTTAACGGGAGCTCTCAAGATTAAGTCAGCGGTTAAACAAGGAAAACCATTCGATGAAATCCAAATTCCGGCTCTTGTATTCCACCGCGCACAAATCTCAGGCTTTATGTCAGAGAGTGGGGAATACGACCCTAGTGGTTTGAAGAAGAAGGACCGATTCGTGTGGGGTTTAGACGGAGCGACCGTAACCGTCGAAGGTCAGTATGCAAAACCATTTATTGAGCTTTTGTCTCATAAGTGCGAAATGTATGCAGGAGGCAAGGAGCCTGAGTTGCTTCGAACCTTAGTCAGGAAGTTCAAGGAACGAAAGAACTATTGGACTAGCACCGACTACAGCAAGTTTGACCAAACTGTACCAAGTTGGCTAATTATGTGGTGTTTCGACCGTGTTAAGGAATGCTACGATAAGCAATATTGGGCAGAGCTAGATTGGATAGCTTATAACTTTGTTAATACCAAAGTTGCAATTCCAACTAGAGGGGTGAAAGTAAAGCATCACGGTATACCTTCGGGTAGCAATTTCACCCAAGTAATCGGTAGTATGGCAAATGCTGTCATGGCTTTAAGCTATGTAGCATCATTGTCCGATGGAAAGGAATTCCAAGAAAAAGTCGACTACGTGCGTACTTTCGCAGGACTTGGTTGTCAGAAACGAACCGTCTCCATGTTTGTGATGGGGGATGACAACCTATTATTCACACAAAGGCCTGTGGACCTCGAAAGTTTTTCAGCATATGTGGGCAGAGTATTTGGAGTGAGGATTAATCCATCTAAGTGCGAATTTGGTTCTAAGTTCGAGAACCCAACATTCTTGAAGCGCGAATGGCGTAGGAATGGGGAATACCAAGACCCATGTTACTTGGCAGTAAACACATCGCATCCTGAGAGAAGACGTTCGTATGAAGGATATTCACCTTGGCACATACTATACGGATTATATCTTACCTACAGTGAATCATTTCCAAGTTGGGTAAGCGAACGATATCTTGTTGAGAAGATGGAGAGCACCGGAGGAGTTCACGCGCTTGAACGCATCCCTCGCTCTGATTTACCCGGTGTATTTCGAGCGTTTGGTGATAATGCGATACGAAGTATGGTTCGTAGAGCAGAAAGCCTACTCAAAGCCGTTTAGGTGATGAGTAAATTCCCGAAAGGGGGTAGAGAAGTCCTAGCAGACAATGAG